AAAGCGTTATCATTCTCATTCCACTTTTGCGCGAACTGCATATATTTCATTCCGAACCTTGAACTGTCATCAATAGCCATTAAGTAAATTGCTCTGTTGACGTATGAAATTAGTTTATCCTCGCAAGCAAGTTCCTCTGCCTTCTCTCGTTGGTTTTCAAGGATCTTCAAAAGTGTTTCGCTAACAAGGTCTTTAGCGTTGGTATGGTTCCTCGTTAATGTGGATGCGAACTTGATCCATGTCGGAAGGTGTTCAGCAACCGCATATTCAAGGCAATGCTCCACTTTTATTTTGATTTGTTCAAAATCATTCTACTTTTGTGCAAAGTAATTAACCTATTAACAATATCATGAACAAAATTCTTAACACCGATGACAAAGTTTTACTAAAACTCAGTCAAAGCGAAATCGAAACAATCACTAATGCAGCTCTTGCAAGTGACCAACAAGCCAAAGACCTTGTTTACAAGGCTATCATGAACGAAGCGCACCGCATCATGTCGCTGCAATCCAGTCGTGAACGTGTCGCAGCTATGGTCGGAGAAGACTTCATTGTGGACAAAGTCGCGTATGTATTTGAAGGCATGGTTTCAAGTATAACAGGATGCAATCACATTCTCTCAAGCGTTACACGTCACCAACAAATTGTATATGCACGTTCACTTCTGATTTTCTTATTGCGTACTCAATTCAAATCAATGCTGCACCTTTGCCCACTTGCGTTAATTGGTAGCTATTTCGTGCCGCGAAAAGACCATTCGACCATTATTCACTGCTACCGCAAGATAGTAAACGGATATTGTTATGATTCAAGACTTCGACAGGACTTGGATGTAATTAAACAAATGTGCATTGACATGAATCGTTTCGATAACGTGGTAAAAGAGATTGAGAAAATGGCAGAGGGTTATGCTGAAGTAAAAGCTATACGCGACAAAAATCGCATTCATGCGTATTGAATACCTGCCCAAACAAATCGAATGCTTCAAGGCACTTGCTACCGATTCGCCTTGTGAGATAGTTCTTTACGGTGGCGCGGCTGGTGGTTCTAAATCATTCACTGGTTGCGCTTGGCAAATCATGAGACGCTTGCATTATGCAGGCTCTCGTGGTTTAATAGGGCGAAGTAAACTCGACACCTTAAAGAAAACAACCGTAAAAACTTTCTTTGAAGTAGCTTCAATGATGAACCTACGGACAGGGCGCGACTATGAATTGAACGGCTCAACGAATGTGATTACTTTCTTCAATAAGTCCGAAATTATTCTTAAAGATTTATTTCAGTATCCGAGTGATCCAGTGTTCGATTCATTAGGCGGTCTTGAACTTACTGACTTTTACGTGGATGAAGTTTCGCAAGTCACAAAGAAAGCTGTTGACGTGTTACGCTCTCGTGTGCGTTTTAAGCTGCGCGAATTTGACATAAAGCCGAAAGCACTACTCACGTGCAACCCTTCGAAAGGATGGCTATATAATGAGTTTTACGACCCGTGGCGCAATCAAACACTCCCAGACCGTTATGCTTTTATTCAAGCCTTACCAGGTGACAATCCACACCTTCCCGAAAGTTATTTAGAAACGCTTGCGTCACTACCTGAAACCGACCGCAAAAGGTTGTTGCATGGTGACTGGGACTTCGATGAAAGTATTGACTGGCTATTCAAATACGATGACTTACTCAGATGCTTTCGTGAGGAACAGGGAACAGGTGAAATGTTTATCAGTGCCGACATTGCACGACTCGGAAAGGACAGGACAATCATTTGCGTATGGAAAGGACTTCAACTATTCGAGATTCATGAATTACGCAAGGAACCAATTACAACTGTGGTCGCAGCCATTCGGAACGCTATCAATAAACACAATGTAAAGCTCTCGAATGTTATCGTGGATGAAGATGGCGTGGGCGGTGGAGCAGTCGATATGCTGAAGTGTCGCGGCTTTCTCAATGGCTCAAAAGCAAGGCAACCTGATAAGTTCACAAACCAAAAAGCCGAATGCTATTACAAGTTAGCAGAACTTATTGAGCAAGGCAAGGTTATTTTACCAGTGCCGAAGCGCGACATCATTACAAAGGAACTCGACATGATTAGGCGCAAACGCCCAGAAGCCGATGGAAAGTTGGCCGTGACAGGAAAAGACGAAATAAAAGCCATGCACGGTGTGTCACCTGACTACGCTGATGCTATCATGATGCGGATGTATTTCGAACTTTCGCCCAATTACGGTAAATATTCTTACGTGTAAGTCGCTGATTTTCAAGGCAAATAAAAAAATTATGAAAAAAGTTTGCACATTAGAAAATAGTGTGTATATATTTGCTGCCGTAACCAATAAAACAACAAAACAATGGATTTATCAAGCCCACACAATGACGAGCAATGTATCTGCTCTTCACCCGACCAACTCGAAAACCGTTCACTGAAGGATTCAGCCTTCATGTACAAGCAACTTTCGACTGACCTCGAGAACATGAACAAGTACCTGTCCGCATCATTCAAGGAAGCGGTGGCAGAAACCTTAAAGTATCGCGATGCAAGAACCGCTAAAGATGTTGAACTGGTATTGCAACGCTTTCTGAAAGACTACGCTGCGCAAGTACAAGAGCTTTGCAGTGATGTTGACGATGTAATAGTAAACTGTGACCAAGAAAAATGCCCCTTTTGCAAATGAAAAACTTTATCGGTGTTGAAGACCGCATCAATGCGTACCTTAAACTTCAATCTAATGTCCAACTGACAAATGACACAAAGGATGAATTTCGCAGACTCCTGCACCTTATCGCAAGGCAGGCAGTCCGGGAAGCAACCGACATCATGATGTTCAATAGTGAAACCCAATTATCTAAATAACATGACAGCAAAACAAATTTCCGACCGCATCGAACCATTCATTCCGGAAGACACCGATGTGATTACTTTGGCAGAAGCCGTTGCCATAGTCCTAAGAGATCAATACGGCAAACACAATTACGACCTATTCATTAAAACCCTAAACAACAAACTCAATGGAAACTAATCTAATGGATTCGCTTCAAAAATTCATGAAGCACCTTAATCGCGAACCAGCTCGCGAGTCAATCGCACCAACTCCCGACAATAGAGCGCACACGGTGACCATATCACACGTTGAAATGACACTGGATGAACTTTATTTCGGCAGGTGGTCAACGACCAATTTCACATGGTCGGCAATCGGAAATGAAGTGCAAGGCTCATTAACTCTGAAAGTACATCACCCAGTTACGAATGAAGTGATTGAACGCACGGGAGCGGCTTCGATAGTCATAACAGTCGACAAAGCACCCGAAGGAATTAGCGGAGCTGAACGCAACCGATGGGCACTTAATCCTGACAACAAAAAACCGAATGCGCTTGACATGGCTTTCCCCAAGTTAAAAGCCGAATGCCTGAAGAATGCAGCGCAAAGTCTGGGTAAGATCTTCGGGCGTGACATGAACCGAAAAATTGTTGACGAATACAGACCGTTCAAAATACAGTTGCCCGAAAGTACAATGAAGAAAATCGAGAATGATATTAAGCTCGGTGTTGAAGAGTTTGAAATTCGTGAGGCACTTGACCAACTCGGAGACCTTGTTACCGACCAACAAAAACAGCATATCTTTGGACTCCTAAATAACCGAAATAATGAATAACTACACAAAAGAACTCTTCGAGAGTATCAAACAAAACACCGCATGGGATGTTGCAAGGCTCGGTAAGTTCACAGGCTCACGGCTCGGTGACTTATTTACCCAACCTAAAACAAAAGCCGCACAGGAAGCAGGCGAATGGTCAAAGACTGCTGAAAATTACATCCTTTCCAAAGTCATGGAAATCGTCACAGGGCAATCTCAAGACAGTGCATCCAGTGCTGCAATCGATCATGGTAATGAATGGGAAGAAACAGCACTCCTTGAACTTCAGAAGGCAATCGGTTCGCCTGATGAGAAAACACAACTGCGACCCGGATTCAAACTATTCAACGAATACTCAGGTGCTTCGCCTGATGCGTTTATGCAGTTAGCTGATACGAAAATTGGCGTTGAGATTAAGTGCCCTTACAATCCGATAAACCATTACCACCATTGCAAGATTCAAAGCGAAGCGGATTTGAAAGTCATTAACTCGGATTACTATTGGCAGGTGCAAATGAATATGCTGACTTACGAAATTGGCGGCTGGATATTCGCATCATTCGACCCACGTCAACCTGAACACCGCAGACTGCACTGGGCAATCTGTTACGCAGTTCCTGAAGATATGCAACTTGCTATTGATGTAATGGAAAAAGCAAAGCATTACCGCGATCAAATACTAAATGAATGGATGTTTAACAATAAAAACAAATAACAATGAACACAAAAGGCAATAGATTAGAGACTGAGCGTAAATACGCGACCATGATAGAAGAAGTTGCATTACTCGGTGTGTTTAATAGGCAGGCAATGGAAAAAAAATACTCAGTTTCGCATCGAGCATTTACGGTAATGGCAAATCTTAAATGGATTGAAAAAATAAGTGCTCACACGTATAAATGGCGATTATTGAAAATAGACAAGAATGCCGCTGCAGAATTATTAGACAATATGAATTTAATGCAAGATGTGTATAGCGAACATAAGCCAGCTAAAAAACGTGTTGTTGAAAGATATTTTCAAGTTTTTTATTATATGTACATAAATAAAACATTCGATATAGAATATGTCATGAAAGAATATAAGTTACACACATCATTTTTCCCAGTAGCTTGTGAATTTAATTTTATCGAAAAAGTTTCAATAAATACATATCGTTATATTGCTAAAGGAGTGCCATCAATGTTAATGGCAAATCGTATGTATAATTACATTGTTTCAAAATCAGCTCCTCAACGAATCAAAAAAAGACCTGCTAAACGCATCGCTCAGCATAAAATTGATTTTACTCATACAGTTACCGACATAAAACCAAACTTGAAACCATTAGAAAAAAGTGAACGGATTATTGATCATGCGTCTAATGATCTTGTTATTGCGTTTATACTTGGTGCAGTTTCAGTTGCTTTATGTTGCTGGATGTTAATAAGTAAATGATGTAGAAAACTTGACATTTGTATATTTGCCACGCTACTCGGTACACTAATGAAAACAAAATCCCATCACTGCCACATTGCCATAGCACATCCGTGCGCCGGGTAGCCTTTGTGTGTAGTGGTGGGTATTTATATGAGAGATTCAACAATCTTTTATCGGAGCTTTTACGAAGCCATTAAAGAACTTTCGCCCGAACTTCAAGCACAAGTCTACTCAGCAATATTTGAGTATGCTCTGAACTTCAAAGAAACCGAACTCACAGGACTGGCGAAGACTGTATTCACGTTGGTTAAGCCGCAATTAGATGCGAACTTGAAGCG